AAACAAAAACATTCTGCACGCAATCGTCCAAAAGTACATCTATAGTGTACCTCTATTTAGATTAAATGTCTAATACTATTCACAAAATAAAAAAACCCGACTAAAGAGCCGGGGGCAGTTCGAGAATATTCATCGAAAGACGCCAAGTATTCCAATGACTATAGTAGCACTTATCTATGAGAATAGCAAATATAAAAAAAGAGCTACGAGGTTATCTCATAGCTCTTTGCCTATGATGGACTTATATTATACCAAATAAAAAAAGCCCCAGCAAATGCCAGGGCTTCGACCACTACCACCATGATGTCCCTATTGTGGTGTGAGGGGAGGTGATATACTCCTTTTCGTTTTTTAGTTTGCGTGGTTCTTTTATTTAATTATACACCAGTTTGTCCTTGTGTGACTGCCGCACGTTCTTCAATCGCTTTAACGACTGATGCACTAGCTTCATTGATTGCTTTAGAGACTGCCGCAGTGTCGTTTGATTGGCTATTCAAGAAACGGTCAAAATCATCGTCTGGCAAAGTCAAGTGTTTAGCACCCGCTGAGCGTAGAGCATCCACTGTTCCCATTGAACCGATACCAAATACACGGCCATTAACTACACCAAGATATCCTTGACTTCCACTTTCGCTACGCAATACATAATCCATATTTTCTTCTTCCTCTTTCTGATTTACTAAACTATCACCATCATTGATGATAACGACATTCTTATCCAAACCGCCAGCTAAGCCGGTTGATGTAAACTGCCACCAGCGTGTGTGCTCCATGTTTGGATATACACCCCAATAAGGTTCTGGGCGTACCTCGTAATCTGGGTAAGCCGCAATCCATAGGCTATTCGGATAGCGTGCAGTGATTTGATCTACATATACATTTGCAAACGTGTACGGCTTGTAACTGTAGTAGATGGGCTCAAAGCCGTTTGACTTACAAACATCCATGAACGCCAATACTGCATTAGTGTTAGCTTGCTTGTCTCCACTAGCGCCATCTTCATAATCACACACTAAATAGCGTGGGTGAGATGGCAGGTTACTGATAAAGTAATTCGCTTCAGCTTGTGCCGTTGCGACATCTCCACCGAAACGTGCAAAGTGGTAGTAACCAATACAATTACTTGTGTTGGTTTGCTGAGTAGCCACTGGACTAACCCAACCCACACCCTCGGTCACTTTAATAACTGTATTGTTCGTGCCACTAGCATTACAGATACTAGTTAGGTCGCCCGGTTGGTAAGCTGATACGTCAATAAAATAGGCGTTCTCGGTCATACCATCAAACGGCAATTCAAACCATCCAACCATTTGCTGACTTGGTGCATTCCAGTCGATATAGCTAAAATTACCAGCGCTATCAAGATTTCTAGTAACCTTACGTGTCCACCCGCCGTTATATAGAGCGTCCCCGTTGCCGTCAATATTCTGCTCGATTGTGACTACTGTCCCGTCTGGATTTTCTGCAACCACAAAACCGATATGCCCAAATTGATGGTATGGCAAGCAGTTAGTCACCCAAACACTTCCAACTGGTGGGTTGTTTGCGCCGTTAAAGCGTGTGACTTTAAGTCCTAGGTTTTCAGCACGATCTAATCCGTCAATCGCATTCATGTAGCTGAAATCAAGGTTAAATAAACCTGCATACTGTAAAACGTAGTCAATCAAAGCTGCACATTGCCCGCCATAAGGGTTAGTGGGCACGGTTACACGTTGATTGACTAGGCTTTCAAGTGTGTTTAATAATTGTGCTTTTGATGTCATGTTTCTCCTTTCCTAAATTATTTTTGAATGCTCTGTTTAATCTCCGTAAGCATTCTTTCCAAATCAGAAACCTTCTGTTTTAAATCATCAATGTCACTTGTAGGTAATTGAGATTTTGTTACAAGCGGGTCTGCCGCAAATTTGTTTTGTTCTAAAACCTGTAGAAAAAAGTTATTATATGTTGGAAATAACCCATACGCTTGATTGATAGTCAATGATGAAGATTGTTTACCTTTAATTTCACCAATATCACGCCCTATGGCTTCAATAGCCTTGCTTAAATTGCTCATAATTCACCCCCCTGTTAGAGAGTGTTCTTTGCAGCATTATAGACGCTCACAAGGTCTTCTTGCTCGATAGTGTCAATACGAGTTCCCAATTCGGTCATTTTCGCAATGATGCCACTGTCAGTGTTACCACCCGCTGCAGTGATTTTATCAGCGATTTCCTTGAGCGTGTCGAGTTCTTCTGGCGCATTGCCGATGATGTCAGCCTTCGCTTGCGTAATGGCTTGCGTCAAGCGTTCCTCGCTGACACCAGTAACCTTGCTAGCAATAGATGCCTTGATTTCTTTGATATCGGCACCCACGGCTTGGGCGAAATCATGTAATTTACTCATATATGTTTCCTTTCTTAGATTTTAGCTAGATTATAGACATTTACGAGGTCTTCCGTGGTATCAGTGCCACCACTGATTAAGCCAGATTCTCGCAATTCATCCGCTAGTAACTTTAATTTAGGGCTCTTGTCTGATGGAATAGTATGATCTGCATTTAGTGAACTCTTCACTTTAACTTTGAAATTATTAGATGGGAAAATATGCCCATCTAGTTTAATCTCTAGGTAGTAAGTGCCAGTAGCTACCACGTTACCCATTGAGAATGAGAATGTCCCGTTTTCAACGGTAACATCTTGATAGAGTGCCACCGTTTCGTCATTGGACAGCGTTAGCTTACCAGTCCCAGACAATTCCATGCATTTTCCATCGTACCCTAGAATTTCAAAACCAAATACGGAAGTGGTGTCCCCGGATTTGAGAACATCACCGCCTTTAATTTGGTTGATGGAAGTCATGAGTCTAGCCATAAGCTAGTCCTCACGAGGTGCGTGGTAGTTTAAAGCTTGCTCGCTGTCAGCTACGCCTTTAGTGGTTGGGTCGGTAACAATTCCAAGGATTACCAAGATCACAACGAGGGTATTAACGCCCTCTTGAATATTGCTAGGGATTGTAAGTCCGAATTGTTGCAACATCAAGAATACTGCTGAGATAAGTGCTACCAAAGTTGTTTTGTTTTGCAAACGTAGTTTAAAGTTAATCATTTTCATTTTCTCCTTTTTCTTCTTCCTCAATCTTTGAGGTTAAATCAAATTTCTCTTTGTCGATATTTTGCTTAATGTATTTATCAAAGTAAGGGATTTCTACCCCTAGAGCTGACAAGTTAGCTAGAATACTAGAGCCGTAGGCCGCAATCATTGCAAAAATAAATGTATCTAGGACGCCACCCAGATTCATGTAGATTGCGAACGGGTAAAATATGGCTACAAACGTAAACATTGCTATATGACCGACTAGCCCTTTTCTGAATTTTGAGCTCGAAAACTCATGGAAAGCCCAAGCTCTGGATACTCCCAAAAAAATGTCAGCTAAGATAACCAACATAAGTAGGAATACCCATAGATGTTCGTCTATGCCGTGGTCGTAGAAATCTTTGACCACTTGGAAGATGCCAAAGATTCCGTCTGGTTTGTGCATTCAACACTCCTTAACATTTTATTTAACCCCCATTTTTTAAAATTATTTCAACAGAATATTACCGCCATCGGTTGCGTATGCGATGAAATCGTTAGAATTGACCACTGCCAAACGCCCATCGACCAAGCCAATGCGTTGACCAACCAAAAGCGAGTTGATACCAGTGTCTTCTTTGGCAAGATAACCAGCGTATTTAATCACACCAGTAGCCCCGGGCTCGATGTCGTCAAGTGATACACCATAGAATAAATAAGGTTCCTCTGCCCCCAACGGTTGGACGGTGTTCCCAACCAATTTGACTGGTGTACCGATTGTGATTTTAGCTTGACCGGTATTCTTGAGCGTCCTCACTTCGTCAGCAAACTCAATGCGCTCTTTTCGTCCGGCACTGTTGATGGTGATGTAAGGCACTACAGTATTACCACCACCAGAGATAAGAAAGTGGTTTCCATGTCGTGAATTGCCTTGTTCTTCGAATGATTTAACCGTCTTATCAATATTACAGTTCTCGATGGTAACAACTGATTTCTTAGCACCCGTACCGTAAGAACCGAAACGGATAGCAACATCTTCATTGCCAGTGATAAAGGTACATTTTGAAATCTTGACACGGTTTGATTCAACATTGAAATTATCGTGCATTGAGAACGGGATAGCTACTGACTTGAATGTACAGTTTTCAAAGTAGTAATTACCACCACTACCCATGCCGGCAGCATAGGCTTGTGTTGAGTTCCAAACGCCAGCTTTGTTCCCTAAGTGCTCGAAGTAACAATCAATATACTTAACATCGTTGTTAGCAAATTGATTATTCGTTTCATCGTGGACGGCGTAACGGGTATTTCGGACAGTGATCTTGATGTTCTTAATCGTATTGTGACGCCAAACATTCAAAACACTAATACGTGTTGATGTGTTTCTGGTAGTCTTGTCGTCTGGAACCTCCAATTTAAGACGTACATCGCCGACGCCGATAATGTTGACGTAATCTGGCACTTCAATTCCTTGACGCTCGCTGTTAGTGTTTTCGACTGTTCGAAGGAAACCATCACCACCCAACTCTTGTAAGATGTCATACTCGCCAGAATGGATATACAGATTGATAGGATTATCAGCGCCACCCTCACCCAAAACTTTGATTGCTTCAGAAAGTGTACTGAAATCGCCACCTGCCTTTTTGATTGTGTAATCATTTTTTAATTTTGGAAAAGTGATAGGTGTATCACTTGTTAGGGCGGTGGCTCCATAGTTTAAGTTCGGCAATTTAGAAGCTGCACCAAGCCCACCTTGAATGAGTTTCGAAGGTTGATCAGTAAGTTGACGCGTTATCAATAAATAGCCGTTTTCAGACGGTGTGAAATCTTCACTGATTAGCATGTCTCTTGTGGCAAACTGCTTTAGTTTACGATTGTCGATACTGAAAAAGTAACAGAATACCCCACGAACACCCTTGAGACCGTATGTTTTGCCTTTCTCAAGAAAATAAGGCGGATAAATTCCCCAGTTAGGCGAATCGCTTTTGTTTTGGCCATTGCCCGTGTAGTACCATCCACGGGTTAGTGTATTCTCATCGATAAGCTGTTTTACCTCTTTGACAAAATCAAGGTCAGTAGCTTTGACATCGACTGACAATTTTGGGATTTTTAGCGAGATATAGTCGTCTGGAAGATTATTCATATCAACGTTAGCCGCCGCTAATTCTGCGACAGACGCATTGAATACTCTAGGCGCTGGGTCGGCGTTCCGCACTGAAACATATAAAACAGCGTCTTCTGTGGCGGTATATTCTGTAGTAACTAATGTATCTCCAGTTGATAGATTCTTAATGTACCTACCATCAACGGCCGTGATGTGTGTGAAATATCCACGAACATTGACAATGTAGTAAGTCTTCCCTTTAAGCACATTTATCGGCAAAAATCGTCCCATCGTGTCGTTAGGATTTGAAATAATTTTTCCGTTTGCGTTGTGCCAATAAGTTCCAGTGATCTTGTCTGTGAGTAGCTGTTTGATGCCTTGCGCAAAGTCAATGTTATCAGCGGTTACTTCATTACTGGCAAGGCCACGAGACTGGTAAACGCCCCCTTCTTTCCAAGAGCGAGCTCCTTCGTCGTAGTAGTACCACTTCCCGGTGTCCTTGGCTACAACGATACCGTTAGCACCGTTTGGATAGGTGCTACTGATTTCTGATAACGAATCGAGAACAGCTTTCGGTGCGTTGGACTCAATCTTGTTGAATTTCTTTTCAACGAAATCAGCGCTGGCTTTTCCTAGAAGTGTATTCTCAATAGTACTGAGACGGTCATCAAGGTTGCCAGAAAGCCCACGGGCTTTAATAACTTCCATGTTAGTATTTCCGTTAGTAGCGCCGTCTGAATATGTCGTTTCGATGGCTTTGGCAATAGCTTCTCGAACGTCAGCCCCTCTTGTTTTTTTGCGAATTGCCTTTGTCAAAACATTAATGTTCTTGGTGTTTTCCAAAGGAGTAACATCATCATAGAGGTTCAAACGTCCCTCTGCTTCGGTTTGTGGCATGTTTAATTACCTCCATTCAATTCTTGTTGTAGTTTTGCGATTTCGGCTTCTAGGTCCTTAATCGCCTTAGTGCGCTCTTGCTCGCTCATATTAAACGCTGCAAGCTGATTGTCATAGTTCGCCTTGGCTGTTAGATAATCAGCGTACTGCTTATCGTAAGCCGCAGTTTCTTCTGCACTAGCGTTTGGCTTGGGTGGGGTAGGCGCTGTAGGTGCTGTAGGTGCCACACTAGGCTTGTTCTTGAGTGCTGCAAGTTGGTCCCGCAACGATTTAAGTCGTTTCTCTTTAGTTGCAATTGCAGTATCTTGTTTGACACGCTCGATAGATTTTTCCGCTTCTTGAAGTTGCAATTGATAAGCAGATAGCGATTGAGGTTGTGAACCGATAGTTAGATCAACTAATTGCGGGTTCAGTATATCAATTTTTTTTTCCATAATTTGCAATGTTTCTATACTGCTTAGAGGCGCATTAATAATCGGGTGTTTATTCCCTATTTCAAATTTATCGTAACGATTATCAATCAAATAGCGTTCTACTGTTGAGACTGCCCATTTTGCGAGTGCGATTTTTTGGTTTCGCAAATACTGCTTACCACGAGCTAGCAAGGTTTTTGGATTGTCAATCTCTGTCCAGATTACCGGTTTACGAATGACACCAAATTCCTTGACGAGCTCATCGTCTTGCAGATACAAACTTTTGTTGTTTACTTCCCAAATTGTGACCTGCTCCCTTGTGACATCGGGACTTTGGTCTTCGTCTGGTTGTTCTTTTTGGACATCGGCACCGACTGGCATGATTTGGGTAGCTAGCCCGTCGAAATCTAGTTCTCGACGGGCAGATTTAATGTTCTGTCCGATTTGGATAGGTGATTTCTTGGTTTCGCCGATTTGAGAAGTCCAATCAACGTATAGACGGGTGTTGTGCTCATAGAGCCTTAAATACCCACCGATATTATTAATGATACGCTCTCTGACAGCGTCCCAGGTACCTTCATACCCGATATAACGCCAAGGTTTGTCTGTCCTACTCTTGACCGTACAAGTGCCTAAATTAATGCGCTTGTAATCTTCGACACTGCTGTTTGCAACCCTCAAAATCTCCTTCAAGTATGATTCTGCCCCGCCGTTTGGTAACTTTTGGAACCACTGAGCAGAATCGTGAAGGTATGATAAGAAGTCCTCGCACACTACTTTCTGAGCGAAACCATTCGTTGTCATTTCGTTAGTTGTTGTAAGAACACGCCCCACGAATTCAACCTTATCGTCAAACAGATTAACCACTTCGACGATTGACTTAAAAGGCACCATTTTGTTATACATGGGATGGCTGAACGGCATCACGAATGTAAGTTCGTGGATTGTGTTTAATGCCTGTGTTAACTCACCAGAAATTACCTTGCCCCCTCTAGGGCTGTATGGATAGTGGATAGTCTTCCTCAACGACGTGATTCTGTTAGTTTTATCCCAGCGCCTATCGTAGAAACTGGCCCACCAATAGATGGCATAGCCGCCTTTTTTTTTGGCTTCTGCTGGCGGTTCTGGGACTTTAATTTTTTCACCACCAAGCGCGATAAGTTGACCTGAGTTATCTATCACATATATATGCGTGAAATACTCACCTCGGTCATAGCCATGGTCTGAAATATTAACAGTGCAGTACCAATCACCTTGTTTAACGCCTTCGTACCAAATGATGTCATCTTGGTCTGCGATTTTCCCAAATGCTGGTGAATATTTTTCAGCACGGCTCCACGTCGGAAACAGCACTGTTTGAACGCCGGTATCGCTTCTTAAATTAGATACCTTAACAGCGTAGCCTGTATGACTAACGTTGAGCACTTCAATTTTTCCGGATACAGTCATGCCATCACCTCGTTACTAAAATGCATGGCAATCGTGCCATTACCTTTAGCCTTAAAATAATTGATACCTTGATACAAAGTTAGCGCAAACTCTTTGCTCTCTCCCGATTTCAAATCGTACACAACCCCTTCTGAATCAGTCAGTGTGATGTCTTCGTCGCAATAAATTACTGGGTTGATGGATGTATCGCCAGAATTTACGAAATAGATAGTTTTTTCTGCTCTTGTATAGCCAAGTTGCCATTTAGTCCACGTTGAGTCATCACTTTCAAAATCAAAAGTGTCCCACACATCATCGAAATAGTCGTTTTCGTGGTATGCGAACGGATAGCACTTGAATACAATGGTAGCTACCAGATTCTTCTTGATAGGGTCGTCAGCTACCTTGATGTGCTTAATCTTACCCATCCAGTAGTAGCGTCTATCATGCGTATCAAATAGCTTACGCTCTGTTTTAGTAACCATTTGAGATTTAATCGTACGCTCTGCCGTTTTACGGTCTTCGTACTCAGTGAAAGGTAGCTTAAACTCGTATGTGATTTCTCTAGACTCGAAGATACGCTCACTCAGAATACTAGAGAAGTCAAGTTCTCCCTGCATATAGGGAATAGACTCGACAATCTCTTTTTCGTCTGGGGTAGGTGCTTCACGTTTTTGTAGGTACCAACCAGCGTCCCGGCTATTAAAATCGCCAAACGCTATATATTCTTTGATTTTAGTAATCATAATCTGTGTCGTCCTTTCAAAGTTTTAATTGTGTCAATAGCACTGTTAAAGTTGTTAACCGTACCACCGACCAATGCACCAGTATCAAGCACCATGTTTTGACCTTGTGCAATCTGTTCCTTGACATCTACAAGAGCGTCAATCACGTCATTAAGCAATCCGGCTGAATGTGCAGCATACGCTTCTTGACGTGCTGAAATGGTGGCGTCTGGAGTTTTATCTCGCAAGACTTCCATCTTAAGCTGACTAGCCATGTTTGAAGTAGCACCCGTAAGCATGGCATTAGCTCGAACATTGAAGCCGTTGACTTGGTCACGGATGAAGTCCAAGCTATTAGCAACCTCTGGAGCTGATTCGTCGATACCTCGAGCGATCCCAAGACCAATATACCAACCAACTTGGTCACGGAATAAGTGAGAAGGTGAATGGATTTTGGCTTTAGCTCGTGCTGCTCTTTCCGCTTGTGCAACAAGGGCATTAGCTGCGGCTGTAACTGCACCTAATGCAGAATTAAGACCAGCGGCAAGACCTTGCCCCATGTAAGCACCGGCTGAGAAAAAGGCTCCATAGCCTGCTCTAGCTGCGGCTGCTGCTTGGTTAACGGCTGCTTGCGTAACTGCAACTAATCGCTGACCGCTTGCTTGCATAGCTGATACCATTTGAGCACCACCAGCACGAATAGCCGCAACCACTTGATTCATGCCATTTCGTACTGCTGACACAATCTGATTCATGAAGGCTTGTGTGCTAGCAACCATTTGCGTACCGCTAGAACGTAGAGCCGCAGTCATTTGCATTGCCCCGGATGTTACCGCTTGGACCGCTGACATCATGCCAGCACTAACTGCCATGCCTAATGACATCATCGTAGCCTGTAATGTCATTGCCGCCGCTCCCACGGTTGCAAATACGCTAGCTAACATCATGACTTGAGCACTTACCATTGCAAGTCCAGCTCCTGCCATTTGGGCTGAGCTAGCAAGCATAGCAAGCTGACTAGATACCATAGTAGCCATCATGGAAACCATGCTGAAACCAGTCTGAGCGGTCATGAGTTGAGCACCAAACATGGTTACCGCTGACCCTGCCATCATGAGCTGTGATGTCATTTGCATTAAACTAGTGGCAAACATCATGAATTGAGTGTTTAGCATGGTTAGTGAAGTACCAATCATAGTGAATTGAGTACCTACAAGAGTTAAGCTAGTACCTAACATTGTTGAGCTAGTGGCCATCATGGTCATGCTCGTAGTGATCATAGTCAACTGAGCAGCTAACATCGTTAAGCTAGTAGTTAGCATAGTCATGCTTGAGCTGATAGAAGTCATGCTTGCTGTCAGCGTCATTGAAACTGTACTGAACTGAGTTAAACCAGTCGCAGCAACCATCAAGGCTGGCGCCAATGTCATGATTTGCGTTCTAAACGCTGTGATAGGAGCTACAATAGCCGTTAAACCAGCAAGCGATTGACTAGCTTGACTTGAGAACGTGCTGAATGCTGTTCCTGCCGTAGTCAACAATGATTGCAAGCTAGTGAATGATGATTGAATACTTGTAATCGTGCTTGAGAATGATGTCAAACCAGATACAGCACTAGATGCTGAACTAGACACCTTGCTCATACCATCTCCAAGCTTGGTCATACCAGTTCCCGCTTGAGCTAGTCCTGCTGAGTTGTTACCGATTGACCCAACACCTTTAGCAACCGCCGCAAGAGATGCAGCCATGTCTCCAAGGTTGGTATTGGTGATTTTGACCACGCCATTAGCAAGCTGATTGAAACCAGACCCCGCTTTTTGAGCAGCCGTACCGATTGAGTTGAACACATTGGCTAGGCTATTCAATACGCTACTAATAGCGCTACCAGCGGAAGTGATTACACTTGAAATGCCTTCAAACGCTGATTTGATACCGTTTCCGATACCTTCTGCCGCTGTACTGATTGACGTCCCAACTGATTGCACTACGCTAGCAATACCCTGCAAGGCTGCACCAATAGCTGAACCAGTGGCACTGATAATGCTTGCCACACCACTTAGGGCCGTACTGATAGCCGTACCGATACCCATTGCAGCGGTAGCAATCGCCATTCCCGCTGCTGACACAACCGATGCAATGCCACTAAATGCAGCGCTAATCACACCACCAATTGCCGTGATGATAGGCACAATTTGAGTGATTGCTGTAACAATTGCTGAAATGATTTGGCTGATAATAGGTGCAAGAGTCTGAACGACTGTAACAATGGCCGAAATCACTTGACTAATGACCGGTGCCATTGTCTGAACGACTGTGACAATTCCTTGAATCAAAGTCATAATGACTGGTGCCGTTGCTTGAATGGCTTGCACGATTACTTGTAAAACCATTGCAATCTGTGGTCCGAATTGTCCGATAACTTGAGCAACTTGGACGATACAATTAGCGATGACTGGTGCTATTGCCACGATAGCGTTAGCTATGATTTGAGTTACGGCTGTAATCGTATTCCCAATAATTTGAACAATCGGAGTTACTGCTGTAACTATCTGGCTAATCGCAGACCCTAGAGCGGTTGCTAATCCACTAAATGCACTGATGATAGCTGGCAACGTTCCTAAAATAGACGTCCAAGCATTACCAAATGCTGTAATGAATGGCGCTGCATTGCCTAGAGCAGTGCCAACGGCTTCGACCAATGGTGATAATTGTGCAAGTCCAGGCGCAGCTTGTCCTACTGCTGTAATTACGGTAGCGAATGCAGTCCCGAACGCTTCAACGATAGTTCCTGCTGCCTTACCAATGGATTCGACAACGGTGCCAAATGCTGAACCGATAGAGCCAATGATTTGGGAAACACCACTAGCATGGCTTGCTAATAGTGAGAACGAAGCAACGATCAACGCAATTCCCGCACCGATACCGACTGCGGCAACGGCTACGGCAGCACCGAATGAAAGCAAGGTGACTGGATTCAATCCTTTAAGACCTTGTAAAACGTATTTCATCCCTTGCCCGAAACCTTTGTAAGTTTCAGCAATACCTTTGAATATAGCTGTCAAGATTCCTTTGATTGCATTACCAGACGACTTGATAACGTTGGATATACCACTAAATAGCTGAGTGATGGTTGATTTAGAACGTCTCGCACTGTTAGCGGCTTGTTCTGTTCCTGCTGCTGCATCCGCTCCAAATTTTTTGAATGGATTTAGACTTTTAAGAAAGTCCAAGCCTTTCAATGCAGCACCTACCGCTGAAATCCCAGCCTTGGCAGTCATGAACCCTGCTACCATTGCCAAAATACCGCTTGTGATACCGTTTAGGACACCCGGTGGCAATGAGCTAACAAATTTAGATACCGCTGAAATAGCTTGAGATATCCAGTTTACAAGCGTTCCAAGAGCTGAGCCAATACCTGAAATGATTGACTGCATTTGTGAGCTACCTAGCACCTCACCGAATGACGAACCGATAGTTTTAAGAGCGTTCCAAGTATCTTCCACCGCTGCTTTGAACGACTGAAACGCTCCAGTATCAGCAAATGAGCTGATGAAGCTTCTGACTGATGTTGTGGCAATGTTTAAAGCTTGTGAAATGCCGTTAGCAATGTCACCAAACACTGAGCCAATGCCCTGCATGAGCTTGCTACCGTCGATATTGCTGAAAAGTTGCTTGATTGAGCTTGAAATGTAAGTGAAGGTCGCACCTAGATTTTTTAAAGCTCCGGTATTAGAGAAACCTTGCCAAAGCGAAGACAAACCACTGCCAATCTTGTCAGCAATTCCGTTGATATCAACTCTTTCTAATGCATCGGTAAGCCCAACGACTGCCTTGATACCGATTTGATTGAGTTTCTCAAACTGTGGCATCAGCTTATTAGCAAGAGACTCTTTCATCCCGTCAATGGCTTGGTCAACGGTCTTGAATTCTGTCGCCATCTTGCTGAATGTGTCGTTGTTCCCAACTTTAGCAATAGCGTCGAAGAAATCCTCGGTCTTAATCTTGCCGTCCTGGACTGCCTGAACCATTTCAGCGGTACTCATGCCCATTTCTTTCGCAATCGCCGCAATACCGGCAGGCGTTTGTTCTAGCATAAGTTTGAAGTCTTGCCATTGGACCTTGGGCTTAGCTGCCATTTGGGTTGCTTGTTGACTCAAGGTTTTCATGGCTTGTTGCGGATTCTCTGCTGCCGCTGCAAGACCACCAAAGCCCTTAACGAGCTCGGTTGTATTCTTCGTTCCGACTGCCGCTAACTGTGAGTAAGTAGAAGCCATGTCGGACGCTGAATAGATGGTTTTAGTGGCAAAGTCTTGCAACTCGCCTTTGACTTGCTTAATCTGGTCGGTTGGCATGTTAATCTGTTGCATGTTGCCTTCAAAGGTCTTCCATGCCTTGGTCGAGCTGTTAAGCTCACCTACCATTGACTTCATGCCATTACCGAGAGCACTAATACCGCCCATAATGGCCCCACCGATTAAATTAGCGCCTAAAACAGATTTAAACACTGAACCAACCTTACCAGCTGAACCTTTCAAGCCTTCCAAAGCTCCCTTGATACGTTTAGCCCCACTCTCAGCGTCTTTTCCGTCAAATAACGCCTTGATGGTGACTGTACCATCTGCCATAGATTATCCCTCCTTTCTAAAATTCTTCTTCATATTCTTCATCTTCCTCGATTACTTCGTTAGGGAGAGCATAATCTTTCTGAAGTCTACGCATTTCCTCTTTGTACTCTGCCGAGTCGCCCTTTTGTGGTTTCCATTTCCGGATTTTGATAACTTCCATAAACTTGGTGCCCTCTGGAAGTCCAGAAAGTAGAGCGTTGAACTTCTTCCAGTGAAGTTTCCCTTGAACATCGAATAGATCAATGCCGTAAGCCTGCAAGAATGACGCATAGATATAGTCACCGTCGTACCTAATGTCATAAGGCGCTCTCTGCTTCGTATCATCGCTTGCGGTGGTCTTCATAGGGTTACCAGCCAAATCGTACTCAACATGGTTGTCCTTGACGTCTGACAAGCTGATATGCTCTTCAAATACCGACTTAAAGACCTTAGACATCTCTTCAATCGAGTAGTTTTCAAAATCATTGTTAAACGATTCTGCCTTTTCCTCTCTGGTATCTCCAGCTAGGCTTTTACTGATTAACATCCGGATAGCGAAATGCGGTTTGACATACTCTGGTATATCTTCATCCCTCATCATCTCGAACATTTTAAGGACGGTATCAAAAGACAAATCAAGGGCGTACTCTTTATCATCAATCACTAACTTGTCTGTTAGTTTTCGTGATAAATCAATCATTTAGATATTTGTCGAGGGCGGCTTTTGAATTTTGGCTTTCAAATTCCTCTGAAATGCCTTTGATGGCTTCAATAAGATAGAACATAGCGTTAATTGTTGACTGACCAGCGAATGCATAGACTTGTTTGAACGCTTCTTCATCATCGAATACTTGATTGAAACCATCTTCTACCAATGTTTTCAACGCTCCGAGAGCTTCTTCATCGCTTGTTTCTTGGAACGCTTGCCCTTTAGCTTGCAAATCCTCACCAACCGCCTTCATGCGTTGGATATTGCTATCTGATACAGGGAAGTTAAGTTGGAACTCACCGAAATCGACTGGGATGACATTGCTACGTTTTTTAATTACTACCATGTTTTTTTGTTCTCCTTTTACGAAAAAAAGAGGGTAAGGGCTAACCCCTACCCTCTAGTTGTCTTATCTTGTTTTATTTAATTAGATTATCCGCCCACGACTGGTGTGCCTGTTTCTGATGTTTCACCAGAACGAGCGGCACGCCCAGAAGTTTCCGAACCAGTTCCAGATACTGCGGCGGCTGCGACTGGTGATGCAGTGATTTCATGTTTCTCTGGTGTGCGTGACCAGTTTACTTGGAACTTGATTGATTCAAGTTCAGACGCTTCACCGTCACCAATTTCGATTTCAGACAAACGTGCAGGGCCTTCCTTGTAGTATTTGCCTGTTGGTACTACTTCCTTGTACCAAATAATGAGATCATCAGCTACTGCGTCTTCTTTTTCTGCGACAAAGTTTTGGGCTTTATCGTCGTAATCACGGTGCCCCTCAAACGAACGACCGCGAGATTTTGAAGTAATGATTTTTTCTTTAGTACCATCACCATCGAAATATGCAATGTCATCGTCTTCTGCGTCGTTTTCTGGTGCAGATTCTTTGATGCCCTTGGCAACCCACATATATTTGTCATCAGTTGGTGGAGTGTCTGGATGTTCTGGATCGTAAGGTGCGATATAGTGTTTGCGAATCGCATTTTTAAATTTAGCCATTAATTAAGGCTCCTTTCTACTTCAATAGTTGCTTGCAAATCAAGCAAGTAAATGTAATAGTCTTGGTCATTGACATCGTTAAGACTTGGTGTCTCAACTTTCAATGACAAGAATGTGTAAGAATTGTTTAAACTTGGTAATTCGAGACCGATTTTGGAAAGCTCAGTGTTAATCTTCCAAAGAGTTGCATTGACCTTTTGCTGATCTTTAGACTTAATGGCGATTTCAAATGGCAACGACAAAATCTGTGTGCCAGCCATGTCTTCGTCTTCAACCTTGCCACCAGGTAATGCGTATATCACCAAGTCTTCGCCTTCGTTTAAGTAATCTAATCGAGGTGTCAGTGGCAAACCTAGACCGGCTAGGAAATATTGCAACACCTCTGAAAAATCATTGTTATTCACTATTTCACTCCCATTGCTCTGATTGCTACTTGTCCCCACTGCTTGCTGTGTTTAGCAGCGGCTTTTTTGTCCCATCGCCCACCAGTGCCAGGTTTTGGTTTCTGTGCTAGCAGTCTGTCTTTATTTGCAAAGAAAAACTTACGTTGTTTTTCTGAAAAGAATAGCTTAAGTCTACGATTGTAGAACCTAATTCTTGCGTAAGGTGTTGACCATACCAACGTATCAACGTTAGAGTGCCCGCTACCTCTCAAGTGTCCAGACTGTACTGGTGTGTACTTGTTCATATCCAAAAGCATTTGATTACTCATGGCAATCTGACCACGTCTGACCGCTTCGGGACTGCACTTCTTTTCAAGTCCATTCAAATCTACCTTGATAGTTACATCAGCACCCATCAAATCACCTCGATTTCGTAGCATAGGATTGTATGCTTAAACGGATGATACTGAGGGATAATCTTGCGAATGATATAGTCTTGGTTGTTATCCTTAACTCGACCATCCACCCAGCTATTATCCAACTCGATAGGTGTATATCTTGGATAGATCATGAGGACTGAGAAATTATTCTCGTTTCGACTTTGACCGCTGCCAGTATGAGATACCGACCTATCAAACCTTACATGTTTCAATGTAATAGGGTCTGAATAGGTCTCTTTCCCCCACTTATCAACGCTAGCGGGCTTCTGGATTGTGACAGTGTCAACTAGCATGCGTTTATCTATCATAGCCCACCGCCTTGTAACCAAAACCAGCCAATGTCAGCCAGTTTAGAGCATCAAGAGATAGATTGTACTTCTGACCACCGTTGGACGATTTAGAGCCGTTCTGATAGCTTACATGAGTACGTCCTACGGTCATGCTTGCTAGTGAGGCCTTATCCTCGGCGGTCATAATGCCGCTTGAATCTAGATAGGCGATTTGATAAGCGACTGCTTTCTTTACAGCCTTCTTGCGAGTTTCGAAATCTGTCTCAAAATCGTTGAAATCGTAGAAGTTCTTGATATAAGCATCAATGATGAGACTAGCTCTAGCTGATAGCGTTTCAAAATCTTCTACATCTTCAAAACCAAGTTTCAAAAATTCTGTTTCGGTTAAATATGTCATTCAACCACCTCCTTCTGTTATTTTAGGAGGTCTAAGAGTTCCGCCTTGGTAAGCGTTGAAACACCAGTCAAGTCTCGTTGTTGTGCGATTACTCGCAATTCAGCAACGGTCTTGTTCTCTAGTGTTTCAGTCACTTGTTCTTGAACGTCAATAACGGGTGCTTCTTGCTCGCCGTTGTAATGACGACGCATTAGCATACCCATTAAGCACCTCCGAACTTAACGACCTTAGAGTCGTCGTAAAGGTAGACGCCGTAATACTCATCGCCAGAGTAAACAGTAGTCTTTTTCAAGATGTCACGGTCATTCTCAATCATGACATCACGTTTCAAGTTGATCACGAAAGCTCCGTATTTGGCATCGTCATCTGTGTCGGTTTGAAGTGATGAGACTTTAACGAGGAAGCCTTTTCCTTCTTCGACCTTTTTAGTGCGGACGATTTGCACGCCAGACACTTCACCAAAAGTGCCAGAAACGACAACGTCAGCGCCCACTTCTGAGCCTTTCAACCAGTTTTGGCCAGCGTCAGCACGCAATTTGATAGCATCCTTTGGATTGATAAGGGCAACATAGCGAGCGTCTTCTTCATCAGCGAAGATTTCCAAGGCTTTGTCAATGTTTGCTACTGAAACAGGAGCTTCAGTAATGTTTTGTGTTGCTGTTTTAGCCACATCCACAAGGTCGTTATCGACTTTGTTAGCGATAGCAAGTGCGATCTGGTTAGTTGCCTCACCGTAGACATTGCCATGTCCAACCAAAGCGGCTTTATCAGTGATTTCGATAGCCTTACCAGCTTGTTTGATCTTCATTTTTGTTTCTTTTGTGCCAAGTTGGTCAACTGGAATAGCTTGACCCTCAGTGATTTCAGTGGCATCACCAGAATATGTCCATTGTGGCACTGTAAGCTCGTCCCCTGGACGACCTACAAGGGTAGTTTCTACCACGGCGAGTGGTGTGAATTTGATAAGTTTAGGTAATTTAGCTGATACCATATCAGCCATAACCTGTGGATTGATGACTTGTGCAGTCGTTGTTGTTCCAAGAACCATAGATTAAATCATCCTTTCAATTGTTGATATAGCTCTGGGTCTTTATCAAAGAGCTCTTGACGCTCATTGATTCCCATACGTTTGAAATCTTCTTTAGTGAGCCCATTCTGACTAGCAGTTGGATTCCCACCGGCAAAGATTTTAGGCTGCTCGCTTTGCTGTTTGAAAAGATACGGGCTTGTCTCTTTCAATCCCTTAATAACCTTGTCTAGTTTAGGTTTACCAGCTTCATCAAGTTCGATATCGTCAAAATTGATGAATTTGGCAAGGTCATCCGAGTTGTGAGCGTCCACATCCTTCAACGCTAGGCGAATAGCGTTAGATTTGGTAACTTTCGCAAGATTAGCTTCATTCTCTGACTTGTAAGTGTCAAATTTAGCTTGTAAGTCCGTCAATTGTTGTTTGAGTTCCTCACTCGCTCCCTCTTTAGCTTGCAAGTCGTTGAGAGCTTGGCTTTGCTGCTCAAGTTGTTGCTTAAGGCTGTCATTTTCAGCTTGTAGCTCAGACTTAGCTTGTGCTTTGGCATTCTCAATCCCTGAACCGTACGCATTCATTAAGGAATCAATCACTGCCTTGTCTGTGATACCAGCTTCAACTAACATGTCACGTTTCAAACTCATGTTTAAAACTCCTTTGTTTTACGTCCAAGGGACTGAATTTGCCTAGTTTTACGACATTCGACAGGTCAATAAGAAAAACCGCATCAAAATTGATACGGTTTTTTTAGTAGTCTGTTCCTACAAGTCAAGAATTAGATCACCATCTTTCTATTTTTTGCCAATCGACCGATAGCAATAGGGTCTTCGTGGTATTTCTCACGCTCTCTATCTCGATACAAGAATGGGTGTTTATCAACATACGATTTCAAGGCTCTATTCTGCTCTGTAAGCCTTGTTTTGTATTTACTGGTTAATTCATCGTTGCGCATGACTTCGGCAACGTGTAGACGTTCTTTGGTGCTCCTAATAGCTCGTTCCATTGCTCGTTGTTTGCTCTGGACATTAGCGTTCTTTATAGCTTGTTCTTCAGTCAAGCCTTTCAAATCATCGTCAATGTCTGGCATGTAGTTGACGCCGGGAATGAAAGGGGTCATAGTGTGTCCACAGTTTACCCCTTGACATCCTCCGGGCTTGCCATAGCCATAATCATCAAGAGCAAATATCTTAACGCCTTCTTCAGTCCTAGCTCGCCCTGTGGTCACTATCTGATTTTGGATAGGTGCACACATTTCTCTAGCTGCTGCCTTAATGGAGTAATAAAAGGTATCAATCCCTAGCTCTTGCGCTGGTCTCATTCGCATTTCATTGAATGTACGTCTAGCAGTCGTTTTAATAACCGCCCTAGCGTAAGCATCAGCCCTCTGTCTCCGCCCTGCTCTGTCGGTATAGCCATAGAACCCCCGCTCTTGAAACTTCATTATCGTCTCATCAAGGGCTTTTTGAGGCGTAGCCATACCAGTGATAACTTTGGCTACTGTCGTCTCGATAATGTCCTTGTAAGTCGCTTGCACGCTCTTCGGCAGTGTTGTATTGATAAGATTATGTACGTCATTGACAGCTTGGTTAGAGTAGCTTATAAGGTCTTTCATAACCTTGTAATCGTAAGCGTTAGAGTTCAATTGCTCATGAGTGTCTTTGTAGACTTTATAACCCTCATTCTCGATGATGTATCTGATTTGTTTTTCAGCAATCCCAGACCGCTCAGCAATCAGTTTGATATTGTGGTTGTTTAGCATCCCAACATCAGCCATCTTTTCTAGTTGCCAAAGATAAGGCTGTTGGTCAAGGTAATAAGTCCCGCGATCATGCAAACGCTCCACAACATTGTCAAATAGGTCGTTACATAACTGACGATAGATGTCTGAAACATTATCAGCCATCAACATTAATTGCTGGTCATTTAACTTGATAGGTTTTTTCTTAGCCATACCCTATCACTCCCCATAAATATCAACCTCGTCAGTAGTCCTAAAGCTATCAGCGCTTACCATTGTTTCATCATTGATAGATTGATAAATCTCTTGAGCTTGTTCCTCGGTGACATTAAGAGTTTTCTCGATGGCCATCGTCTTAGGTGCAAACCCGGCGGCTACCATCTTAGACCAGTAATCAAACTCAGCGTTTCGGTCAGTGAATACTCCATCATCCAAGTCCACGCTGATTTCATCCATCGTTGGAATTTCACCAGTGTAGAGGTTGTAGATTTTAGCAATCTCTAGAATTGAGATTACCAATTCCTTCAAAGATTGCTCTACAAGAGTGGCGATAGAGTTACGCATTTGATACGTGTCTGATTGTTCTGATACAACCTCGGTGGCAGTCTTCATAGATTTTCCATCAAAGCTGAACATGCCAGCGGACACCCCTAATTGCATTTCAAATAGGCTCAATCCCTTGTTAATAGCCTTAATGTAATCGTCCGAACGGATATCTGTAGTAAGGTCAGTAATACCGATACCCTTATCCATATCACCGCTATCGAATTGCTCATAGACATTGTGGCCTGTTTCAAACTCACGCTTGACTGTTACTTTCTCACCGCTGGTGTCGTACTCAGTCTTAATCATTTGAGTAGGTACTGCAACTCTACGCTGACCCATTTTGACCTCCCACATAAACTCGTCATAGGTGGTATTGATAAAGTCCATCGTAGTCTTAGCGTTGTCAAAAATAGACAAACCTAAAGGACTGTTAATGTCCTTGTTGTTCATCCCTGGAGGCTTAAGGTACGTGAATAATGGTCTTGTAAGCCCATTGAGTGTGACAGTCTCTTCTAAATCCTCATAGAGCATTGATAGAGGGACACGTTGACCGATACGAGTTTTAGATTCAGACTCGTATAGCTCATTAGTTATCGTATAACTATCCTTAGTCCACTCATGAAACTCAATCAAACTGTAGTATTTTACTTTCTGCCCCTCTGTTTTGAGTGTCTTAGTAACGATTGCAGCACTCGATACGTCTTGAGTGTTTGACTGCAATGGCAAGAAGACTGGTGCTTGCACGAATGACACTCTGACACGGCCTTCATCCACGTATGGACGCATAGCAAGCCCACCGAGGGCAAGGCATGATTCCAGATAGCGCTCAAAGTTCTTGCTGAATCTATCAGTTTTCAATGTTTCATTGATAAACTCATTGGCCACCTCGTTATCGACTTGAATCGTAGCTTGCTCATTGAATACGAGACTGGCTACCTTCTTCGACGCTGTACGTCCAACAGGTAAATGGTTAAAGTCTCGCTTAACTTGTGCCCCGTTGCTATCTCGGTAAGTCACACGGTCAAAGACTCCGGCAAAGTATCTAAGATTATCCATGATACGATTGTATTCTTCGGGTGAGATAGCGATTTTAGGGTGGTCGGTGATACTGTTTAGACTTTGATTAGTCATCACATAATTACTCCTTTTGAAGATGTTCTTAATGGTCTGTATAATTCCCATTCTTTCTTTCTCCTACACTTTGAGACCTAAGTCTCTAGCGTTGTCTAGTACAAAATATTTAAATTCATCACAACAGTGGTCATCCTCTTTGATAACTTTTGGATCGTCAGAATGTATCGTTTTCTCATCGTAGCGGTACATCTTATGTTCCTCGTAGAATATCTTGTTAGCTGGAATGTCCAAGTAGTAGAAACGCCCCTCAGCTAGTAAACTGATAACCATGTCTATCATGGTTTGGTTCTTCTTCTTAGCCACTGGATGCCATCGTTCGCCAAAGTCTTTGAAATATTGGTTTCTTAATGCACCCTCGGCGCTATCGATTGTCATTCTCAGTTTTGGCACTCGGTACTGTTTGAGTACCTTGTCAATGAAGTTGCTGACCATGACAGTTAACTCACTCGGTGCCTTTTTAACAACTTGACCAGCTGGACTGTAATAGAATGTATCAAGTAGTATCACATTCCCTTTAGCGGTCAGACCGTAAGCACCGCATGCAGTAGCTGATTGTTGGTGTCCGGTATCCATTGCGAATGATATCCCGATAAGTCTATCGTCCGTGGGTAAACTATCGATAGCGTGAAACGTACTCATGTTATACACTTGATTACCCAGACCAACCGCTTCACCAAGATACAAATATCGGTAGTAATCGTAATCATTCTGCTTAATACGTTCAATATCCTCTAGCATTTGCTCAGTCACGAAACCTAACTTATCGTCAAGGTAAGTGCTTGAGTGTGCTAGATAGTTCTCGTTGGTCTTGATGTCCTCAAACCACTCGTTTATCCAACTATATGGGTTTCTAGGTGGGTTGTACGACCAGAAAAACTGCACAAACGGGGCTTTCTCATGCTTTTGCCGCATAAAAGTAACATTAGACTGGTCGAAGTCCTCAGCATTGTTAAACTCAGCTGCTTCCTCGTACCAGACTGCAATGATATTCCCGATGTCATTTGATTTCAGTTTCTGGAAATCGTCTTGACCGTAGAAATAGAATGTCGAACCAGTACGCTTGTGGACTATCTTAAACGGGCTCACGGTAGCTCTAAACTGGCTATCCAGACCAAATAGACTAATAGCCCATTGAACCTTGTTAAACACGCTGTCACGGATTGTATTAGCCACCTTACGAATGACAACAACATTTGCTTTGTCGCCCTTCATGATGTATTTAATCATCATATAGACGAGCTTTAGCACGATAACCGAGGATTTGAAAGAGTTCCGTCCACCTTTTAAAACGTTGTAAGGTTTGTTAGACTGCCAAACCGATTTAAAATGCGGGTTAACGTTTTTCTGAATGTCAATCGTCGCCATCTGGGATATCCTCCCATGAATTGATGATGTTGACGTTCATTGTGCCTTCAACACCGCTATCAAGCTGTTCTCTTAGCTTTCTGATTTCAAGTTCCAATTTCTCGGACTGTTTAGCCGTTGGATAACGTTTCAGGATTTCAACAATTGCCTTGATAACTGTGTTGTTGTCAGCCTTTTTCATAAGCCGTTCAACTTCACCAGTCAATGGATTCATCATGAGGACTTCTTCATCACGTTTACCTCTAGCAATGTCGGATAAAATGGACAGGGCTTCTTTAGCACCCATGATGTTCTCATCGTGCATTTTCTCAACTTCGGCTTGGATAAAGCGTTTAATTTCAAGTTTTTTCAAGTTTTGCCCAGCGATACGCCCTGCCGTCTTTTCGCTATATCCAGCGTTGATAGCTGCTTGTGTAGCGTTACCTAGCTTGATATACTCGCTAGCAAATAGTTTTTGTCGTTGATTTAGCCCAATATGTCCACCTCCTTCACTGCTAGATTTTTGTGCATAAAAAAGACAACCCACAAAATGAGTTGTCTAGCTATAATTATCAATACTAATATTATATCGCTAATAAACGCTCAAATTCTAACATTTATCGAGTGTTTTCTTCGTCTTAATCTCCCAGAAATACCAGACATTCTCCGTTGCGGTAATTCTCCGCAAACTCCAAAATTGCCTGTTCTCTCATTCGATAATATTCACTTTCAGAATATCCAAGGTCCATATAGACTTCAATGTTGTATTGCTTTCTGTTTCTGCAATAACACTCTATCAATATCTGGCTGTAATGCCTATCTGATAACGCGTTGATAGCTCTGACAATAGCTTGCAAGTCTTGCTCAGCGGCCACCTTGCGTGTTACTATGCTTTCGGTCTGACTATGGACCATGCCGTCGAATGATTTGGGTTCTAACGAGAACGAAGCTGTCACTTTAGGGGCGTATTCCAAGCCCGCTATTCGTGTTAGCATGCGATACCTTCTTAGCACCTTTATAGCTTTCTTTTTAGTTGCGGTTTTATCTACTTCCGCAAATAGATTGATACTTGCCATGACACCCCTCTTGTGTGATATAATAGTTATATCGTGTTTCAAAGAGTGCCGGCCATTGTGTCGGTCTTTTTTATTTTCTTCGGCTCAGTATTAAGAGATATGAAAAGATTGAGTTTGTGAGCCTTGGTGCTACCTCCTTCCTAGCCATCGACACCAGCAAGATCTTTGGCTATTTTGTAATGCAAGATATCAATAAGAAAGAGGGTGTTTCACATCCTTTTTTTCTTAAATTTGCTGGGTTTGTTTGGACAAGGTCTGTCAGCTTGTCCGGTGTTAAAAAAGTGTTCAAGCCACTAAAAATCTATATATTTATTTAGCTTCATTTTTTAGTGTATTTGACAGACAATAGCTAGCAAGGGAGTCGAACCCTCGTAAACCGTTCTAGCTACACACCTAACATGTAGGCTGTATATAGGGCTTTTCTGACCGTTGCTTTATTACGACCTACCTCGCCCTTAGTTCTATATTTAAGAATGATGCGATCAACTTCATTGTCCAATCTCTCGCTCCATTCATAGTTATTGAAGACATAATCAATAATCTCGCTGAACAGCTCTCTTGACAACATTCCTTCCATTTGGACAGCCTTCAACGGTGTTAGGGCGGCTTTTTCCGCATAGCAACAATTGAGGGCGTTTTGGGTTTTGTTAGCCGCTTTCTGGTCGCAGCCCTTAACCTCTCTAATGTAGTTGTTTAGGTTGTTAGGGTGTTCCTTGCGTAGCTCTTCCACTTCTTCCTGGAAACGCTTGAATAAGTGTTCTGGCAGTCCTGCATTGATTTTATCCAACACTGGACGTGTGGTTTTACCTCTTGTGTAATTAGTAGACAGATAATCTTGAAGGTCGTTGAATAGCTCGTCAGAAATGACACCTTCTAACCTCTCGACTGTTCGAGGTGAGATTCTCTGGCGTTCAACGACTGCGCTATTAAACGCTTGATAAATGATGCGAGCTTGTAACTCACTGCACTGTTTCACATCTTGGAAGAACCGCTTATAATCTCTCGGGTGTGCTTTCCTCAGTGATGCATGCTCGCTGACTAACCGTTGATATAATTCCTTGGTCAACCCGGAATATTTGTATTTCACGCTCATGAGCCTCTCCCTTTCAAATAGCTGGGAATATCGTCCCCAACTTGCACGCTGTCGTACTGTTCCTTGCTGACAAGGAATTTACCATACGCCCCACAATCGAGCGTATAGAGTTTCCCGACCATTTCCTTGCCGGTAATCTTTCCATGCAATACAGTGGCGTTATCAGCCTTGCGCACCACGATAGCTTCTACTGGTCTATTGACCACTCGTAGAACAGTAGTCACGTTAATCGCTAGTGAGACTAGTAGTAGAATTGTGGCAATGGTTAGATCTTTATGTTTCTTCATAGATACCTCGCTATTTCTTTAATAACATTCACAGTAACGCTGTTTCCGGCTTGTTTGTATAGCTGACTGTTGCTATTGACCTCTTGCGCTTTATCAAACGCCCAATCTGGGAAACCTTGCAATCTCCAACACTCTCGAGGTGTTAGTTTGCGAATACGAAAACTAGGCTCTACCACGCCTTGGCTCTCGCCGGTCAATAGAGTGTTGGCAATCTGTTTTCCAACTCTCCCTCTACGTGTTTTAGAGTTCGGATGTGCTAAATTAACACTATCTCCCACGCTTGCTTCAGCATATCCTTGCTTGGTTGCTTCACGGACACGGATTTTGGGTTCAAGGCCACCACCTTGCATTGTTCTTATTGTTGGTGAGATTCCATCCGTTTTGTAAACCACTCCGCTTTGATTGAAGTTGGGTTGTAACACTCCGTATTTTTTAATTTCGTTTGGGATAGCAACTTGTTTTGGTCCTTTGTAGTCGGTTGCTGTCAACGCTCCCTCAATCCCTTCAAGGTCATGCACTATATCTCTAGTCCCTTTCGCCGTCCCATTAGGGTTTTTGGCGTTTCCTAAAATATTAATTCCTAACCGTTCAGCACTAGATTTTTCGTTTTCTCCTCCGATAGGAAAAATTTTTCGTCCACGTTCTCCTCTAAGATGTCCGATAATGAACACACGTTCCCGATTTTGTGGCACTCCGAAATCTTTGCTGTTAAGCACTTGCCACTCCACATCATACCCGAGTTCATCCAACGCTGAGAGGATGACCTCAAAGGTATCTCCTTTGTCATGATTAAGGAGTCCTTTGACATTTTCAAGGAATAGATACTTAGGTTTGAGTATAGAGGCGAACCTTGCGATTTCAAAGAAGAGAGTTCCTCGAGTATCTTCGAATCCTCTTCGATTTCCAGCAATGCTGAAAGCTTGGCACGGAAATCCTCCGCAGATTGCGTCAACGTGTCCGATGCTTCTAATTTCGTCGTCGGTGACTTGTGTGATGTCATGTAATTCTATTTCTCCTTCAGTGTTATGGATTGCTTTGTAACTTGCTCTAGCGAATTTTTCAATTTCACAAAATGCCACGCATTCATGTCCGGCACTCTCCATTCCGAAACGGAAACCACCGATACCAGCGAATAGATCAATAAATTTCAAAGATTTTCCTCCTTGACAAACGTTCCATTTATCATCTTACCTTGCCTGTTTTTAATTTCCTCGTAAGCAATGCTTAGGCACTCAGTTACATCCAGGTCTAACTGGTGCGCTAGTACGATGATTGTTACTAGCGTGTCACCGATAGCGTCCTTAAGCGCTGCTTGCGGTTGCGTAAACTTGGTTGGTTTTAAGAGCACATCTCGAATCTCTCCGACTTCCTCAGTAATGCGCATCCACTGAATCTTAGGGTCTGCTTGCTTAAGATTGCGCTCATCAGCCCAAACATTGATACAGGTAATTAAATCTGAGAATGTGTTATCGCTATCGTACCCTAGCAAGTAAGGGATGGATACATTGAAATGGTCAGCTAACTGTCCGAGTTTATCTGGTTTAATTTGGCGTTCTCCTTGTTCCCAATAGATATAAGTTCTCTTTGTGACACCAACTAAGTCAGCTAATTCCGTTTGCTTCATTTTCCTTGATTTTCTTAACTGTTTAAGTCTGTTCATTATTCCACCTCCTTGATTTCAATCCCCTCGCAGTTGAAGACCCATCCGAAACCGTTAGCTTCTAGCTCTTTGCGTGTAAACGATTGCGTTTTAATCTTCTTATCCACCCAATCTTCACCAAAATACCAATAATCGCCATTTTTTAATACACAATATTTATAGTCAATCCCCTTGATTCTAACCTCGTATTTAGGTTCTTTCTCGACCTCGTAGCCTAAAGTCCAAGCGAGGGCGAAAGTTTCTTGGTTTGTCTCTGTTCCTAGAAATTCTTTTAGTTTTGAACAATCTTCTTGACTTTCATAATTGTAAAAATCTATATCACTAATAAATAAAGCCCGCCCCAGATTAACGTTAGTAAATTTACAATACTTAATCCAATCTGCCACAAACTGCGGGATGGCTGGTTTAGGGAAGAAAGAATCGTATAGGTCTTCTGCGTATGATACAGAGATATGCCCGATTGTCGATAATTTTTCGATTGCTTCTTGTCTATCCATCTACTTCCACCATTTCAAACTTATATTTTCGTGCATTGCGATATTTAACACCACGTAAGCGGTGTAATTCATTAATCGCATCGTTTTTATTACTGAAGACATGCTCACTGTCTTCCATGTTGTCGTAGTAAACTATAACTTTGTATTTCATATCATCCCTCGGTTCTGTCCCTATAGATTACTGTGGCAGTATATTTAACGTAGTCGTTGCCATCTTCCCAGTCTACGGTTAGTCTTACATCTATCAGTTCCTTGTTGTAGCCTTCTACCCAGGCGTTAATTTCTTCGTCAAGCGTGTCAGTGTCATATAGTTTGTCAAAAAATTTCACTTTGCGTTTCATATTTCTAATTCCCATAGTTATCGGTTCCGGTCCTTCTCTGAAAACCTTTGCCGGATTCTTCGCTATAAATTGCCTTAACCATTGCATAGCTCAACCATCTTTCTTAACAATTCTTCATCCGGCAGCTGCTCCAGTGTCAGAATGCGATTGAGCTTTTTAACGTCGATACCTAGCTTGGCGCTGATAAACTCCATATCTTCGTGATTAGCCCAGAACCATCTCGAAAACTCTTGCGTCTGACCTAGTACGCTAGTGTGGTCATAATTGCCTGGAGCGTAGATACCGACTAACTTGTCTTTAACTTTGCTTTTCATTCCAGCTCCTTAATCTCAAACTCAATGCGTGGATTGCTGCTGTATCGTTTCTGAGCTTTTAGCTCGCATACAATACTGTCATCAGTCCACACGATACCCTTCTTATCCACCTTGTTGTATCCAGCGTTTGAGATGCTATCAAATAGCGCTTTGACTAGATTGTCAATATCTGGACGCATAGCATGCCAAAGTTTTTCATCCATAAATCGGTGAAATATATCCCACGTTTTAGCTCTAGCTTTAGGCGTGGGCTTTTTCGATACGTTCAAAGGAGCCTTCATGTAAAACGTGACATCTACTGAAATCGGTCCGTCATAGAATTGTCCGTCATATTCTTGTTCGATAAGTTGTGAGCACTGTCTACGCCATGCCTTCATTTTAGGGTCTTCGTAAGTTCCAAACTTGCTAAATCGTGGCCTTGTTTGAGATTTTGGTTCGATATTTAAAGTCATTTTCATGCTTCAACCTCAGAACGGCAAATCGTCACTGCTGATATCCATTGGGTTTGCGTTCCCGTAAGGTCCGCTTTCTCTTGCAAAGTTTGGCCCTTGCTGTTGCGGTGCTTGTTGTCCATAAGGCCCTGCATAGCCGTTGTCATTGCTAAACGCTCCAGACGTGTTGCCTTGATTTGCGTTACTACCTTCACGCGCCGCACGGCTTTCCAACATTTGGAAGTTTTCAGCGACTACCTCAGTCACATACACTCTTTGACCTTGCTGATTCTCATAGCTACGGGTTTGAATGCGTCCAGTAATTCCAATCAAAGCGCCTTTTTTAGCCCAGTTAGCCAAATTTTCAGCTTGCTGGCGCCAGATAACACAGTTGATGAAGTCTGTTTCACGTTCGCCGTTAGCGTCTTTGAAGTTACGGTTAACCGCAAGGCTGAAAGATGCTACTGCGATATTGTTGCCGGTGTATTTTAGTTCTGGGTCACGGGTTAGGCGACCAACTAATACAACGTTATTGATCATGTTTATTTTCCTTTTCTATTCACGATTTAAGAAATCGTCCAGCATGGGTTTAGATTTCAGTATTGACATTAACTTAAATGTGTTTTCAGTTCTTCTTCACTCACACTAGCTATGTTTTGATAGCCGCTGACGGTGTAGTTTTGTTTGTATTCCCATCCGTTTTCGCTAAGCAGGCGCTTGAATCTGTCTTTGTCGTCTGAATCTTCAAAGTAGACTTCAAGTGTCATTTTTTGGCGATAACGTTTTGACTCTGGGGTGTTGGCTTCCTCGGCTATTGGCGTGTTTTCGATAATTTCGCCTGTTTCTGAATCGACAACTAATGCCGTTGGTTTCGTTTCTGCAATCTTTTCTTTTTGATTTTGCAACTCAGCTTGTCGCAATGCTTCTTGTTTTTGCAATTCAAAAGCATGGTCTGAACGAATCTGATCTAACACCTCTGCCAATGTCAGATTTTGAAGCATGCGGATATACGGTTGGTCGGTCATTCCGTACTCTGAACAAAGTCCGGATATGGATTGAGTGGCTTTTTTAAATTCCTCTTGTTTTTGATATTCAAAAGTAACCATGTCGTCTAATGCCTTCATAGTCGCTTTTTTAAGAGTTACACCGTCCGCCATAAAATCGCCATTTTTGATGTATTCCGTTGCTTTTCCATCAAAAATGCGAGGGTCAATCATATATTCACTGGCTTTGTTAGCTAAATAACTTTTAACCGTGTCCAATCTCAGTGCTTTTTGATGATTTTCAAACTCTTTCACATCATTTGCGATTTGGTTGATAATGTTTTTAAGAGGTTTCTCTGTTTCCTTGATATATTTTTCAAAATCCGTCGCTGGTTTTGATAACTCATTCTTGATTTTGATACGTTCGTCTGAAATTTGCTTGGTTAATTTTCGTAATTCAGCCAAGACTTTCTTGTCGTCTTTGATAGTGCCAGCGGTGACTGTGTAATTTTGATACTTAGCAACTACATCAGCAATGCCTTTTTCAAAAACCTCTTGCCCTACAATCTCAACTTTGGCTTGTTCAATATTAACTTGTAATTCTTGCATTGTTCGCACCTCGTTAATAGTCGAGAAGTTCGCCTTGAACTGGCTCGTTTTGTGAGTTGGCAACCGGTTGAGAATTGCTTTCACTTGTTTGTTGGAAATGCGTTTGTTCTTGCTTCATTTGTTCGATTTGCGCCAGCTTACGAGCTCTAACATCCTCTTGTGTCTCTTGTGGCGTTACATCCTTGATTCTGTCGAATGTTTCACCGCCGTCATCCTCAGTGTACATATTTCCTAAATCCTCTGGGAAAGCTTCACGTAAGGCATTGACAAGAGCGGTTTTTCTAATCATGGTAGCTGGCATGGCGTTCCAAGTGCTTTGCTTTTTGTCGTATTCTTCACGACTAACAAAAACCTCTACAGGAACCTTGAAATTCTTGCGGTAAACTCTTGCCCAACCACCAACGAGCGTGTCGTTAGGTAGTAACAGTGCCCCTTTTCGCTCTACCATATCACCAGAATCGTCAACAACTACCACTCCAGCTTCAAAACCTTCATAGTTTGGGTTTTGTGCTGCACGCTTCAAAAATGCTTCTTTTGAGACGATTAAGCTAAATTCAGCCCCACCATTTTTCTTTTTGTAAGCTACGATATAGACCTCGTTTAGCAATGGGTTGAGATTTCGTCCTTTAATCAACGACAAAGCTTGCCCAACTTGTTTTTCTGTTAACAAATCTTGCGGGTCGTAGTACCGTTTGATATCTTGAAATGTCCATGCACTTGTATCTGTTGAAATATCCCTTTTGTTTTGTGTTTGTAGTTGATTTGTCATGTTCTGTCTTCCTTTTTGATTTAAATACCCTTATTTCGCATTTTAAGGGGGTGTAGTGCAATTTTAACGGTGCTCTAGTCTATTTATACCACCAAACAAAACACACGTCTTAAAATCGATTTTAGAGGGGTTTCCTAGTGTGCGCTAAAAACCTGTGTTGATTTCTTAGCGAAATACATATATTCGTTGATTTTGCTGATAAACGAGTATAAATCTAGCTCGTCCATCATTTTCTGTTTGTGCTCTTGTGAGAATACAAGTCCATGAATACGCTCGTAGTCTTCAAAGAGTTTTAGTTTTACTTCCGTTTCTGTCAAAGCATCATCCTTCTAGCTGTTTTAGCTGATTGAGTGTATAGCGCTTATCTTTGATGTTGAGTGCTTTAAATACATTCCCTTCCAGTCCTGTCCGAATGCGGCTTGCGACACGTTCGCTGTAAAGGTTTGCAATTTCATCATTGCTTAAGTTGGTTGAGATAATCGTATTCTTGCGATGACTGAGCACGTCAAAGATAAATTCTTCTTCCCACGCTGACTTAGAGCGCCCTGAATCACTTTGTTTAACGCCTAGATCGTCCAGGATGAGATAATCAACCTCCATCAACAGTCTTGAATAGTAACCCTCTTTGCTCTCAAACTTAAAGCTCTCTCGGACTTTCCGTAATATTTCGGTCAAATTCACGAATAGCACACTCTTTGGTGTTCCTCTTTCCTTGAAAGTCTCATTCAGCGTTTTAGCCATTGCAATAGTCAAGTGAGTTTTACCGATTCCAGTAGTTCCCGTTAGCAAGGTGTTCCCGCCTACGCCATCAAGATATTTCTGCGTTTGTCTCTTCACGAAATCTAGCAGATTCTTTTCCTCTTGCGTTCTAGCGATGAAGTTATCAAAAGATGCTGACTTTAGCTCTTCGGGAATAGTGCTATCTCTCATAAGCACGTCATACGTTCTCAGATAGAGGTTTCTCTTCATGCTCTCTTTTGCCATCTCTTCTTCCTTTTTGTCTCTTTGCTCTTTGGCACACTTTGGACAAACTGGAGAGGGTTTGCGTGGTTGTTCTTCACCCGCAATTTTAACGGGGATATTAAGCTGTAACATCGGTACCCCATGAATAGGACAAACGTCCCCTAGCCTTTTTGTGTTTGCTATAATTTCAGCTTGCGATAGCATATAGATATCACCCCTTCCTAAAATGGGTTTTCATCCGTTCGAGTAGCTACCCATTCTTCATAAGTTTGTGGCTCTTTCTTTTGTTGTTTCTTGCCCTTATGATTTGCTTTGCTATTCCTAACAAGTTCACCCGTCATTAAGTTGTCTTGTTTCCATCGGTTTAAGATAGCCTTAATATATGCAAAGTTTGCCTTACCTTGGCTTACTGCTTCTTTTAGTGCTTCAAGAATAACGTCAGCGTTAAAATCTTCTAGCATGTACTGTAAGTCTTGCGTTTGGAGTGGTGATAGCGGTCTGCCTATCTCAGCTTCGAAAGATTGATAAAGATTTACAAGGTCTTGATTAAGAGGGGGAGTAGTGGTAGGTTGTTTTTCTTCTCTTACCTCTCCTCTCCTATCCTCTCCTATCCTATCCTCTCCTATGCAACCATTTGTCTGACATTTGGTTGTCAGTTGGTTGTCAGTTGGTTGCACATCTGACAACCACTGATATTTATTGCCTTCTACCAGTGCTATTTGTTGCATTTCCTCTGTGAATCTAGTGGGTTTCTTTCTATCCTTCCTAATAGAATTGTGTTCTGTCCAATCTGTTATAACTACCACTCCACTGTTAAACAACAGTACATAGTTGCCCTCGATTAGAAGTTTCATGTCTTCTTTCGTTGCGCCAACCAATCGCATGATAGTTTTAGGGTTTCCGACAAAACCATCATCGTCAGCCTCTAGGTTTAAGAAGAAGTATAAAGCCTTTGTTGTAGGAGGTAAGTCAAGAAAATCATCAGTCATTACGACATCTCTACTGAACATCCTTCTATTTGCCACTTGTTCCTCCTTTTCTTTTTGTGTTATAATCAAGTAAATTGTTTTGATGAGCGTTGCACCTTTTGGATTGTTTCCGGAGGTGCTTTTTTAATACCTACCCTCCCACCACTTCATGTTATGTTACTTCGCCAAGAATTCTAGGAGTGCTTTGATACCATCTTTCATGGATTCTTCACGCTCTGTACGTTCGAAGTCCGAACCGTCAAGTTTAGTTACGTTGTATTCAACTTCCACATTAAGCACTTCGCAGCCAAACGTTTCAGCAAGCTTGTCAAGATCGTTTTTTTGTTTTTCGTATGGTTCGAGAGGCAAGTATAGTGCATCTCTCAAACGGTCAGTAAATGTTGCTGTAAATACTAGACTTCCTTTGTCTTTGTAACTTTCAAGAAATCCATCTTTCTCAGCGCTGTAAAATACGACTTGTTTGTTATTTTCTTTCATGATTACTCCTCTTGTTCTAATGTTTTAACTAAATTTACGTAAGCTTCGTAATGCTTGCCGCTATCTTTGCTGTCTTGATATGCTTTTTTGATAAGTTCTTCGCCTGTTCCATAGAAACAGCCAACTTTCCACATCTTATTTGATCGTGTGTAAGTGAAGTACCGGCCACTAGACCAGTTGTTTTTGAAAACGATGTAGTCATTTAATTTTGAGACCTCAGCGTCACCAGAGACCCTTGCGTCACCATAGACCCTTGCGTCACCATAGACCTCAGCGTCACCAGAGACCCTTGCGTCACCATAGACCCATGCGTCACCATAGACCCATGCGTCACCAGAGACCATTGCGTCACCAGAGACCCATGCGTTACCAGAATGGGATAGGTTTTCTTCTTTTTCAACATATCCGCCTAACTCGCCTTTTTTGACATTGTCGAACGAAATCAAGGCTTTGATTCTGAATAGCTCGATTCCGAACATTGTGATTTTAGACGATAAATCTAATTCAAATTTCTTAATCATTTTCATCCTCGCTGTATTCCTTGAATCCGAGAGTCAATGCGGTGATGCCTGTTGCAATCACCACCAAGCCTAGAGTTGACATGATACCTTCTTTTTCACCAGTAACTGGAAGAGTACCACCGTAAACGGGTGTATTTACCCCCTCTTTTGGCTCAGAATCGAGTTTATAAGATGCCGTGGTATATTGTGCCACTTTGTTATTAGGACGCTCTACGCTCGTTTTAGGGGCTTTTTCTGGCGTGCTAGGTTTTTCTGGTGTTGGTTTAGTTGGTTCCTCTGGGATGTGCAACTCTGGCAAATCCAAGATAGGAGCATCGTTTGGCACTACGCCGCCTTCGAACGGTGGGAGCTCACGTTCTTCTGGAATGCCCGGAATGCCGCCTTGGAATTCTGGCTTATCGTGGATAGGTGCTTCATTAGGCACTACACCACCATTAAATTCTGGCTTGTCATACTTCGGAGCGTCTGGAGGTGTAACCCCACCATTCCACTCAGGGATTTCAACTTTAGGTGCATCGTGTGGAATTTCAAACGTTGGTTCTGGTTTGTTTTCGCCGCTGGCATCACCACGGCCACCGACAAGTTGGACATAACTGTGTGAGATAGCACCGTCTGACTCAGCTTTCAACTCAACCTTATTGGTTGGGTTTACGCTATCTTTAACCGGCTTAATCAATTTAGTTTTATAGTTAATATAAATCATATGATCAAGGCGATCCATTTTAATTGTGAAACCGTGGTCTGATTTACTGATTGATTTTACTAAATCCATAGCAGAACCTTTATCAATCCAAGGGTCTACGCTTTCAATCGATTTGATTTCGAAGTAATTATCAACAAGCTTTTGATTATCACTCATCTCATCAATGATTGTGACGTAATTCAATAGACGTTTAGCGTAGTTAATACGAGCAGTCCAGTTGATAACAGTTGGGTCATTCTCGTCTTGACTACCCCATTTAGAAAGCAATTCATCTTTACCGATTTCTTGCTCTTTTCCAATATTTACAGTAACCACTGTACCATTGAAATTAACGTTAACTGGCTTGCCACTTTCAACCTTGTCAGTCCACTTAGCATCGAGCTTCAATGACATTTGTTTATTGAGTGGATGGTTCTTGAAGTAATCGTTAAATACGGTTGTTACTGTTTGTGTCTTAGGGTCAGTTGAAGCCTTACCAACAACAGCTTTTTCTGGGTTATAGACATCAAAATCATAGTTTGTTTGGAAGTTGATTTCTTTTGGAAGGTTGAATGTTACCTTATCCCCTTCATTGATAGGCATGCTATCTGGGAATTTAACGTCTTTATATTCCACTGTAAAACCACTGTATTTACCAGTTCCGTTTGATTGGTCAACGACAACATCTGGATTAGTTACTTTAATTTCGTTGTCTTCTTTGACAAATTCAGTAGGCTGTTTAGGTGTTTCAGCTACTGGTTGAGCTGCTTCTGTAGTTGTTGCTGGTGTTTCAGCTACTGGTTGAGATTCTACTGGTGCCGGTGCCAAAAATTTTGGTGTTTCCGTCACTGTTTCGCTTGGTGTTACTGTCACATTGCCAGCGTTGTCAGCAGTGTACACATTAGCAGCCGCTGGTTGTGTGTCTGCTACTGGTGCAGCAGTTTCGTCCGCTGATACTGACCCAGCACCGATAAGCAATGCTGTAGCGAGAGCTAGCGTGCCACAAAGACCGAATGCTTTAGTCTTAACGTAAGATGGTTTTGCAATTGTTTGTGAAATCATGGTATAATCTCCTTGTAAATGTTTTTTTCTTGCATGGGCCCTAACCCATGCTTTTTTTAGTGCTTCAATCCGCACCCATAGCCCACCGTTTCATGTTTTTCAATGTTTTTTTAGAAAGGTATTTGTGTGAAATGTGGGTAAAGTTTATATTTTTTGGGGAAAGGTATAAGTTACACTCCACGATGGGGCCGTGGCTACGGATTGAAGATTGTGATCTTATCGGTTTCCGTATTTTGCCAAAAGCTCTTGTTCACGTTTTTTGCGAGCTTCATATTTGCGTTCGTTTTCTTCGTATGGTGTCCATACTGGTTCGAAGAAATATTCTGGTTCTTGTTTCTCTTTTACAAATAGCCATTTAATAAGTTTTTTCATTTTCAACTTCCTTTCTTATTCCCTAACCGCGCTAGAAAGCTAGTGAGGTTTTTTAATTCATATATAATTTAAGGAGACTTATGAATATCAAATCGTTGTTGCTTACTTAGTTGGTATCGTTCAGTTTCCTCACTAGCTCACTGTTACGGCTAGGGTTGTTAATGTTATTTGAATCTGTTTCTAGTTTTCCATTCGATGAAAGACTTGAAGCCTTCATAGTTGATGAAAACCAGTTTGTGTGTTGGGTTGAATACGTAGTCTCGGAAGTCTTTGTTATCCCTCATCTCTCGAATGAGGTTTTTTGCCATCGACTTTCCTAGACCTTCCCACCGCTGCATGAGGTGGTCGTAGTCTCCCCACTCAGCCGTCTCGTTGATACCGACTGGTTTATATGTGATTTCCATTGGTAGTCCTTTCTGATCTAAACTGTTAAGCGTTTTTGAT